GACTCCCGTTATTTCGGTCAATAATGTAATTATAATAGTCATTATTACGCCCATTCATTACCCAATCCTTAGACTTATCCTCTACAAGAGGCGGTCTGGAGTAGCTAGTTAATGTTATTAGTTTAATATCACTCATATTTTTACCATGTATAGCGGTTAGCTGTTTGCTTGTATTTCTGTGCTACCTGCGTTGTAGCTATAACTAGACCTCTGTATACTATCTCTGTAGTTACGTCGTCGGTTAGCCTTAATTGATAACTGCTCTCGTCAACAAATGTATAACTAAACACTAAAGAGAGTTTGTAATCTCCGCCCATTGTATAGGCAGGCGTTACGTCTGTAGTCGTTCCTAGAGTACTATCTGTAATGGTCAAAGTTAATGCGTTAGACGCAATATATCTAGGCACTATCTTTATTGTATGTATACTTAAATTAGGGTTAACTATCATAAAACAAGCTCGTATATTATTAAGACGTAAAAATGTGCTTTTTTGTTTCTATTAAGGCAAAAAAAAACCCTACAAATTAATGCAAGGCTTTTTTTATAGTAAAAAATTAGATTAAGATACTACCGCTAAAAAAGAGGTTTGAGTAGCTGAGTCTAAAAATGGAGCTAAATTTTTGGTTGTGGATACACCTGTCAATGTGTACATATTTCCGTCCGTTTTAGCGCCGCCCGTTGAGGCCACGATTGTAAAGTCGATTCCGTCGTCTAGACCGATAGCTATATAGTTGCCGTTTCTGTCAACTACTACAGCCGACGGATACCCTGCGGCTAATAGATTAAACTCTGCATTTGTTGCAGCGTCCATAGCTTTTAAAACTGTTGTAAGCGTCTGAGTATTTACTCTACTGCTTGTATTTCTGTCTCCTACCATAGACTGCTCTAATGTATTGCCGTCTCCCTCTAAAGGATAAGCAAACGCCGCCGTTAGCGCTGCGTTCATTGCTGTAGCCTCTCCGTTTGAAACGGTAAAAGCATCTGGTAGGCTGTTAAAGAGATATAGTGTAGACTGACCTCCTAGTCCGTCCTTACACACTTTAGCTCTCCCCGATGTGATTAAACACGCCATAAGTTATTTTATATTAGATAGTTACTTTATGTAACCGATTATTAATGCTTTTAAAAAAGGGGGTTTTTACACCCCCCTAGTATTTAGGCTATAGTAGTAAGTAACCAAACTATTTCCGTTCCGTAAGAATATCCTACAGCTCCACCGAATACAGACTTATACAAAACGTTTCCGCTCAAATCTACCTCGTCTAGGTCTTTCACTCTAATAGAGGTAGCGTCTGAGGCTAATCCTGTACCCATTGTGATATTAGTTTTCTCAAATAAAATGATAGTGTTATCTGGTAAAGCATTTACAACTTGCACGTTGTAACGTCCGTATACCATTCCTGTATTAGCGTCTCCTCCTAGTCCGTTAGCCGCTCCGTTTTGGATAAGTAACTTCATGTAAGAGTCTGCAACGTCTGGAGATACGATAAAGTTTACCGCTTTACGTCTTAGCGCGTAAGGTAATGCTGCCGTAGCCGCGTCAAATACTGCTAGTACATTCGCTGTAGTTACAGCCGCACCGATTGCAGTAATTCCTCCGTTTGCTTGGATAACGTCTCCGTCTGCTAAAAACTGAGGGATTAATCCGCTCATGTTTCCTGCTGCTCCCGATCCGTTCCAGATTTGGTCTTCAAACCATTCTGCAAGTCTTGCAGATGTATCCGCTACGATTGCGTCTGCAATCTCTTGAGGCGTTTGGTCGTTAAAAGCAGACGCGCCCATAGACTCGCCGCTCCACGTTGGGCGAAAATCTTCCTTACAGATTGTAAACTCATTTTTAAACTTTGAAAGTGTTAAAACTTTCTCTGCGTAAGCTACTGCGCCTGTTGCAGGTGTAGTCCCACAAGCGTAGTCTACAACTCCAAGAGTAACGTCTAGGTTTCTTAAATTTAATTTGTATCCTACGTTAGGAACAACGTTAATAAGTCCAAGTCGTAAAGTATCCTCTTCCTTAATTGCTTTGAGCATGATGTCCACCGCTGGAATTCCTGCATAATTTGATGTAATTGCCATTTATTATCTATTTTTAAATTAATTAATTTACTTGTTTTGATTTGCTTGTTTAATAGTCTCAAGGATTCGCCCTTGCTTTGTCATTGCCACTTGCTTAGGTTGTGAGCTAATAGGCTTTACTGACGGCTGCGCCGAAAGTTTAACAACTTGCTTTTTTAACTCTAGGTTTTTAGATGTTAAAGTTTCTAGTTTAGTATCTAAAGCGCTCATTTTAATTTCCATACTCTCGGCGTAAGCCTTAAACATATCGTCTAAAATCTCTTTAATTACTCTCATTGACTCCTCGTCTGCGTTAACCTCTTCGATTACTTCGTCCTCTTCGGCAAGCTCTGCCTCTGGAGCTACCTCTTCGACTACTTCCTCGTCTACTACTTCCTCAGCCTCAGCCTCAGTCATAGACTCTACAAGTCCGTCTTTTACAACTATCTCGCCTGCGTCATCGATTTTATACGTTCCGTCGGCAAGTTGCACTTTTTCGCTTTCGTCTGCTATTAAAAATACAGCCGTTCCAACCTCTAAAGTTTCGCCGTCAAATTGTATATCTAGCTCGCCAGATTTTACACTTCCTAGAGTTACCTCTACGTCCTGCTCTGCTCCAGATACTATCTGTTTTAGCAAAGCAATGATATTCTTGTTACTTTTACTCATTTGTATATTAGATTTAAAATTTACTTCCTCAAGCTCTACCATTCCGTCAATAGAGAAACCCTTTAATTCGCCCGTCTTAATGTAGTTATTCCAAATATCGTCGTTGTCTACTTTCATAGAAACTATCCAAGAGCCAACAGGATAACTTAATCCGTAGGCTGCGCTTTTATCTTTCTTTGGATCGGCTACTAGCCACGACTCTACAAAAGTGACATTTTCGATAGTCTCGTCATGCTCTAGTTTAGAGTTTAATTGGAATCCAGACTGAAAAAAGTTTTGAGAAAAATCTTTTATAGTTTCAGCACTAAAAAACATCTCAAACTCGTCTCCGTTTTCGTCTACTCTATAGATTAACTGGTCGGGCTGTAATACTAACCCCATTAAAATACGCTGCTCCTCGTCTACTTTTGCAAACTTAACAATTTTGTCCTGTTTAGCCATTGCGATAAATGTTTCCTCTGTGGCAGGCGCGTTTACTAGACTAATTGCAAAGACTCCTTTGCTCTTTTTATTGTATTTCCCCTCGTATCTTTTCATAGGCTATATTATATAGACGTATTTATAGCGGTTTTTGTTTCACTATTTGTTAAAATCCGCTTGAGTCTACAGCGTTTCGGTCTGCGCTTTGTGCTGTGGTAACGTCTCCGCTAATTACTATCGCCTTGACGGCGTTGTCTTGCCCTGTTATGCTGTCCTGTATTGCGTTGCTTTCCGTTCCCTCTACTAAATTAAAAGCAGGAGCCTCCGCTCCGCCGCCTGCCTCTGCGTCTGCTGTAGGCGCTCCTCCTTTGCCTAAAGCTGCTAGTCCTTTAGCGGTTGCTGCTACGTTTGTAGCTACCCCTATCCCTAAATTTATTTTATTTAATATTAGCGCCGTTGCTCCTGCTGTGGCTGTTGCAGGATTACTTAGCAAAGGTTGCGCAACTAAATCGGCTTTACTCTTATTTATAAACATTTCCGCAATACCTACAGCAGACTCACCAACTAAAGCTGCCGCCTGCAAAGCCTTAGAATCGTCTCCTAGTTGTTTAAGTAAATTTAAACCTCCTCTGGCAGCTTTTAAAGAAGCGTTTTGTATCATTTCCTTTGCGTCTGCAACTTTTTTCTCCTCCTCTATCTTTTTATCGGTTATAATCTTTGCGTCTGCTATTGCTTTATCATCGATTTTCTTTTGCTTTGCTGCATCTTCCTCTCCATGCTTAGTTTTTAAAGCAAGCAGTTTCTCGTCAAAAGATCTTTGTAGCTCTAACTTAGCCTCGTTATCGTCTCCTGCTATTAAAAGGAGTTCGTCTAATTGAGTTTTTAACTTTTCTCTCTCGACCTGTCTTTTTTCTTCTTTAGTGTTAGCAGAAAACTCGGCAATTTTTTTCGAGTCCTCCGATGCTTTTGTTTCAATAGCTTTCTGGTCTGCCGCTGCCTCTTTGTTTAGAGCTGATATTTGAGACGTCACAAGTTTTTGCTTTCTTAGCTTTGCCGTTTCTAAATCTATAAGTTTTGCCTTTAAACTTGCCTCCTCGTCTAGGTCTGCTTTTGACGATAATCCTAGAGCGTTCTCTGCGGTCTTTGCTTTTAATCTTATACTAGCGGCTTTAATTTCTTTGTCTGTAATCTCGTCCTCTAATTTTGCCGCCTCTGTTAAAAAACCTATTCTTTCTTTTGCATTAAATAGCTCCTTGTTAACTGCTTTGTCTAGTAATTCGGCTCGCTTTCGATTTGCCTCTGCTCTGTCTACTATTAAAGCTCTGTCTAGTTTGTCCGCTGCCGCTCTTTGTCCTGCGATTTTACCTGCGATTTTAGCCTCCTCTGTCATTTCCTTAACTATGCTTTTTACACCCTTTGCTACTGCCTCAGCGGCAATAACTATAGGATTTAAACCCCTGTTAAGTTCTACAACTCCTTTTTTTGCGTCATTAAAAGCGCCTTTAAGGTCTCCAGAGAATGCTTTTTTAATTGCACTACCTAATAAACCTAATCCCTCTGTAACTTTTGTTATCTTATCTGTTACAAATTCCTTAATTAATTTACTAAAATCTTCAAAAACTTTTTTAGGCTTAGTAAATACATCTATAATTAAACCGCCAAGAGCTGCCAATCCGTCCATTAATACATCGGTAACAGCGCCGATCGCTGCCATAGCCATAGCAAACTTATTTTGTCCCTCTTCACTTCTCGTAAATGCTGCCTTTAATGCTACTAGTATTATAATAACCAATCCTATACCCGTTGCAGCCATAGCGACTTTAACAGATTTTAAACTTACTATAGTTGCTTGTAACTTTGTTTTTAATCCTTGAAATCCTACCGCTGCCGTACCTACTGCACCGCCTACCGCTGTTAAACCCCCTGCTGCGCTTGTTGAGGCTGTAGCAACTCCACCCATTGCAACACCTGTTTTTGTTGTAGACGCTGAAAGTGAATTATTACTTTTACTAGTATTACTATTTGCTTTATCTAGTTTTTTTGTTGATTTTGTAACATCATCAATACTTTTTTTTGCCTGCCCTGTATCCGCAACAATTTTG